CTATTCCACTTCCTCAAACGGATATGGATTCTCTTCGATATTCTTCAATTCTTCGATGATTTCAGTTTGTTCCGAACTCAAATTATCTTTGTTCCAACCTTCAATAATCGCATAGGCTTCTTGAAACAAAACCTCTTCATAAACCTCCCCATATGTATAAGTCAGTAGTCGGACTTTAAGTAAAGAAGCAGGCAACTGCTCCAAAACAAGACAAATCCGATTCAATACCATTTGTTTCTTTTGCTCCTTATCCCCATCATCATAAATGGTAGCATTATACCCCATCAAAAGAGCCAGACACAAATTCGCCTCCTCTTCAACATCGGAACTCTGAGCAGAAAAAAGAGAATCGGACTTAACAAGCACTTCCTTATTCAACCGGCAAAAAGTGTCGGAATAGACCGGCTCACCGTCCATACCAAGATACATCAGCTCATGAGCTGCATGCTGAAGCTCAAGAGCACGGGAAGTTAAATCATTCATTATTATGATATATGATTAAAATATAAGATTATACTTATTTAGAAGTCACCCGATTATTTTCAGATAGGATTTGGGGACTTTGACACTTGCAGTCAAAAGGTCTTTAATGCGGATAACAACGTATGTTTTATTGGCTTCGATGGCAACCTCACCTTCAATACCGCTGAGTTCGCCTTTGATAACTTTTACTTTATGCCCAACAGTCAGAATTTCGCTATCAAGGCTGACACCGTCAGGATTCAAATCCATTACGAACATAAAGTCCTCCATTTGCTTATCCGGTACCACTAGCATGGAATGCGTGGAAAGGTCCTTCATATAAAAAAGGGGGACATTATAGATGTTGGATATATCGCAGGCTGTCTGCTTGGTGGAATGAACAAATACCAAATTGCGGATTACCGGAACTTCGCTACGCTTACGACGATACTTCAATTGAGAAATGACAAAGCGCGTGGGAAGATAATAGTCAAGCTCCAAATGCTCTTCCGATTTAAGTCGGTCCAAAGATTTCCGGACTGTGAATTCCTGCTTGTCACGGGTGCGAGCCGCAAACCAATATTTCTGTTGTTCAGTCACTTAGAAATTTTCTTTCGAATGAATTAGCTCAGTTCCGGGTGCGCTTCGCGGTTTGAACGAGACATTTTCCCACCCAAACCGTATTGTACACTTTTGCAATGATAATAAGCTATTAAAGAAGATATTAGACTCATAAAAGTGTCCAATAAACGTTCGTTTAATAAACGTCTATTTTTAAGAAAATAAGTAGAGGCATAAAAGTTAAAAAGGAACAGAACTTTAATATGTTAAATGTTAGACGTACACTGCTGCAATTCAATAGATTAATATGAAACAGAAATCACTTTGGGAATATTTTTATTAAACATTTTGTTAGTTCAAAAAATACAGCTTATCTTTGCGTTCATTAAACGAACGTTTAAAAAACACCTCATCATTTCCAATATATCATTCTACATTCCAATATCTAACCCTCATAAATGCATTATTGAAGTTTCGTAAAGATGCCTGCTAATAAATGGGAATTTATCGCACAAAACGCAAGTGAAATAAAAGCCCACTTCTATAATCTATGAAAAGAGAGTGAAAGCCCGTGGATTTCTATCTAAAACACAAGCATTTGTAGGGGGCTATAAGTTACACGAAGGTTCGTCCATAATTAATTGTGATTGTTTATTTAATTGATACTAAGAGCATTAGCTTTATATCGGCGTGTAAAGTCACATTGTCACACATGTTACTTTGCTACTCTTTTATGTTACACAGGAGGCTGTTTTTAAGGGATTTACAGTCTCTAAAGTTACATAACGCAAAGGAAAGGCATAGAAACCGTACATAAAAAGTGCAAATTTGCTTATATACAGATATTAATGGAACAGTACTTTCATGTATCTTCTGAATAATATTTGAATTCAAGATTCTGAAACATGATACGTGCACGAGATAACATTCTTTCTGTGGCTTGATCTATTTCTCTTAATGTCATCAACTTTCTCTCAGTAGGAAAATCGAAATAGGTAGGTCTTACATGACCAGGATTATTAAACTGACTTAAGAACATTTGTTCCTTCTCAAAAGCTTCTGAAAACGGAACTGAGTCTGAATATTCTGGATCAGATTTATCGAAAGTGAGTAAATTTTCTAATTTACACAATATAGACATAATAAAGTAATCCATCATAGCCAGTCTTGTGTATATTAAATTGTTCAGTTCATCATCAATGTCTTTATATGTATCTTGGCGACTTGGACACATTTCATTATAATCATCCAAATCCTTAGCTTCAACTGAAAAAGAAATATCGGAATTAGCTATTTTTATTCCGTTATTTCCTGTCATTATCCAATTAATATCTACATCATACTTATCCGATATCGCAGAAATAAGATTAGTGCTTACACCTATTTTATTTCTTTCAATATCAGACATTGTAGCCTGCTTAATCCCAATACTATCCGCAAATTCAGCTTGTGTCAAATGAGCCTTCTTTCTAATGAATTTTACCCGCTCATTGATAGTATAGTCTTTTTTAATATCGGATTTACCCATAATTATCATATTTTTCTTTGTAAATATCGGAATTAACCATATCTTTGCCGGAAAGTAGCCGATATTTAACTGCAAATATAGTAAATATATGATTTTATCAAAAGAAGAAAGGTTGATTATTAAAAAAGAGTTGCCTCATGGAACTCAATCAAGAATAGCCAAAGAATTGGGTATTAGCCGTGCTTCTATCAGTCAATACCTAAGTGGGAAAAGAAACAGTTTGAGTATAGAAACTCGAATCTTGGAAGAATTTAAAAGAATTAAATTATTAAAGAAAAAAGCGCAAAGAATTATTTATGGCTGATTTTGTAATAGATAGGAATGAATTTTATCTATCTTATGAATGGCTTATTGCCTATGGTATAAGAAGAACAGCTATTGAGCAATGGAGTAAACGTAATATATCATGCGTTATTTCTGTTGAGCGAAAGTCTTTTGTCTCATACCTTTCCATCCCCGAACCCACTCGCAAAAAATTACCTTCATTGGAAGAATTGAAGCGTTTGGAATCCAAGCAACGGAAAGAAAGAAAGTCCGAATTGCTTTATCAGGATATTCTGGAACACATGCAGTGCGCTTATACCTATGGATTTATTCAATTTCGCCAAATATACATAGACATGGGGTTTTCACTGGATAAGGTTACGGTATATGCCCGCAAACATGCTGTTTGGCAATACTTTATAAACGCTTTCTATTCCGAGCCCGGACTGATTTCCCCTGTGAAAGAAGGTGTTAAGGCATATAATGTGCTTTATCCCGGTCAAGTGAAATACAACCGTTTCTGCGGACTTATCAAAAAGGCTTTGGATGAAGGCATACCAAGTGTAGTCATTAAAAAGAAACCGAGCGGACGGCATAAAGAGTTCAACGAGGTGTACGAGTATTGGGTAATGCAGCTTGCCAGTTCCGGCAAGGCATACAGCCAGGCGGACATTCATCGTGAAGTATGCGCTATGGTTGATGAGCTTGGAGCTCCATACAAGAAGCCCGGAAAAACCACTATTAAACGGATTTATGCCAAATGGATGCCCGTAGTACAAGAAAACCGTTACGGCAAGGACAAAACCCGCTTTGAAAAAATGGGTTATGTCAGCATCATCAAGGCTAAACACGCTAATACCCAGTGGCAGATAGACGGTTGGCGATTGCCATTCTACGTGAAAGGTTACGAAACCTTATATCTTTTTTGGGTAATTGATGCCCACAGCGGCCGTGTTGTAGGCTATAAGATAGCCGAAACTGAAAATACAGAGACCATTCTGGACGGTTTGGAGGATGCCGTAAGGAATACCGGGGCGCTTCCTTTTGAAATAGTGTCCGACAACCATTCCTTCAACCAGACCACGATAGCCGAAAATTTCAAGGCCGAACTTGACAGCATGGGATGCACCTGGACTGTGACGGACAATCCACGCTATAAAACCATTGTAGAACGTAGCTTTAAGACGCTTGCAGCCCTTTTCATGAAGAAGCAATACGGATATATAGGCGAGGGTATAAAGACAAGGAATCCGGACGGGAGAACGTCTCAGGAATTGTTTGACAAATACACCAGCGGCAAGGGATGGCTGACATTCGATCAGGTGGTAGCAATAGCCGTTTATTGCGTGCATGAATACAACAACCGGATGGACAAGAACGGTAAAACCCCGATTATGAGGTACGAAGAATCCGAGAAGCCCGGTGAAATCAGGCTGGAAAACATAGAGACGAACCCTCACTTTTATAATCTTTTCACCCGGGATATGAATACTCTATTGGTGCGCAAAGGTCAGCTTAAATTTACCCGTGCAGGCGTTGAGTATGAATACCAGCTGCCTTCAAGACTGGCGCAAGAATGGAATGACAGAGAGGTACGTGTACGGTATATCAAACCGGCAGACGGTGTTTATATCTATAACCCTGATACAGACGAGGCTTTAGGCTATATCCCATTGAAGCTGAAAGCGCACGGGGCAAAGTTTGACCAGACGGAAAAGGATGTCGAAATAATGAGCAAGACCAAAAGCATTAATAAAAGCGTCCAGAATAAAAACAAAGAAAAACTGTTGAACTTGCAATGCAGTACATTGAACATTGACCCTAAGGCGGTAGAGCTTATAAACCAGCGCAATACACCAAAGAACGTGATAGAAGAATTACGTAAAAGCAGCGTATTGGCCAGTGAGTTTGAACGGAACGGAGGACGGATGCAATGCACCCCGGATATCCCGAAATCCAATGAGTTCATCAATATTACGGATGAGGGCGATAAAGATAAAAAATGGAAGGCTGAACATCTCTTCCACTCTGAGGAGAAAGTGTATGTCAGCCTACCTGATCCTGATGAAAATGATTATTAATCCAGTCCGATATGTTACCGCATAAGAGACTGATAACCAATATCAAGATGAAAGAAATTTGTGCAAATTTACCAGAAAAATCCGAGATTAAAAAGGCAATTAACGATTATTGCAAAGAAAGAAGCCTGAGCAAGTCCGCTTTTGCTTCCAGATGTGATGTCAGTGACGCCACGATGACCGCCCTTACAAAAGAAAAGTGGGACAGTCTTTCAGATGAAATGCTGATGAAGCTTTGGAACTTCGTAAACCGGGACAAGTATAACAACCTGTATCAGAGCTACGATTTCTTAAGCATATACAAGGCTTGTGACAAAGCCCGTAAGTACCGTCTGATGGTAGGCGTCACCGCTGATACGGGAATGGGCAAGACTACGGCCCTGCGGACGTACTCACGGCAAAAGAACGTATTCTATGTATCGTATGACAAAACCATGAATGCCGGACAGTTCTTTGTGTCTTTATTGCGTGAATTGTCGTTACCGTTCTGTTGCTCATTGAATGACATGATGAACTTTGCCGCCGATAAGTTGAACCGTTTGGAAGCCCCCTTGCTTATCATTGATGAAGCCGGTAAGTTGACTCACTCCATGATATTGTACTTGCAGGTATTGAGGGACAAGACTTGTGGGAACTGCGGGATAGTGCTTGCCGGAATGCCCTATTTCAAAGTGAATATGCAAAAGAACGCGGCACGTGAAAAGGAGGGCTATGCGGAGTTCTTAAGACGTATCAATGTATGGCATGACTTTATAGGCTTGCAACCCAAGGAGATAGAGGAAATATGTGTCATGCATGGGATCAGGAACAAGTCAAAAATTAAGGAATTGAGAAACTTCCGACGTTTCGGAGACCTGATGAATGAGATTTGTCAGTATCAGATAGTGGAGGGGATGATATGACACTATCAGAACGGCTAATGAAGATTACTGGGGAAAAGGTAAAGCTCGAATGTGAGAATCAGCAACTTAGAGAAAACTGCATAGGCTGGCAGAAAGCTTGCAAATTAAGGGATAAATGTATCAATGATATTTTTGAAGACAAGAAGGAAATTTCTGCTGAAAGGCAGAAATTAGCGATGGAGAATATTGAGTTGGAAGCGTATGTACGTGCTGCAAAGCGTGTCTTTGAACAGTGTGGAGAGTATATCTATCTTCATCAAAACGAGTTTGCTATCTTCAAATTTGATATTGATAAGTTAGGGTTACATTGTTCCGGTGCAAAAAGAACGTAAGAAACAGCCAATCAGAAATGCATCAAATGGCGATGATATTTTAAACCTATTCAAACAGTCCTCGAACAATATTAGAAAACCTTTTAAATAACATATAGTAATGGTACAAATAGAGAAAGACAGAATAATCATTGAAATAAACACCTCAACTCCCTGTGAGGATTTGGAGGGTATCAATAAAGCGTTGGTAGATAGTATTTACTGCATGGATGAACGCCTATTGGATAAAAGTGCAGTAATGCCGCTACTAATTCTAATAAAAGAATTACAGCCTACATGGGAACAATTAAAGAAAACTTATGGAGTCATACAATAAGAAGCCACTATCCCCTGCCCAGCTGAAAAAAATACAAACTATGTTCACAAAGTTGGGCTTTGAACCGGAAGACAAGCAGGGAATAATAAGTTCCCTGACCAACGGAAGGGCAACCAGCACAAAGGATATAACCTTTGATGAGGCGAAATATCTGATAAACTACCTCGTAGGGCAGGCGGAACCGGACAAGGCAGCCTATCAGGAACAATGTCGTAAAGTAGTCGGCCAGATATACCGATTGTCCTATGAAATAGGCATGAGCTATGGAGATACCCCGGAAGACAAGCTAATGAACTGTGCCAAGATAAACAAGTTCTGCCGGGAACGTGGCACGGTGAAGAAGAATATAAATGAAATGAACCTGCAGGAACTCAAGAAAACTCATAAGCAGTTTGAGGCGATGTTGCAGAACAATATGGATAGAGCAGTTAAACAATTAATAAATAACGCATTAAATAAGAAAAAGAATGGAAAGCAAAAACTCATTAAGAAACAAGCCGGGAGTGTTCAGTAACTTCATTCCCGGTAAGGATGGCAGCGTTTCTATTCTCCTGTATGGGGAGATTGGAGACAAAGAAAAGGTTGACCCTACAGATATTGTCAGCCAACTATTTGAATTATCAAACCGCTATAAGACCATTTCTGTGCATATAAACTCAAACGGTGGAGATGTCTTTTCCGGTATCGCTATTTTCAATGCTCTAAAGAGTTCCGATGCAGATATAAGCATCCATGTCGATGGAGTGGCGGCAAGCATTGCCGGGGTTATTGCGCTTTGCGGCAAGAAGTTATACATGAATCAATATGCCCGCCTGATGATACATAATGTTAGTGGCGGATGCTTCGGAAACAAGGAAGACCTGCGGGATATGATTTCTTGTATTGAAGACTTGGAGAATACCATAGCGGACATGATTTCAAAGCGTTGCCAGAAAAGCAAAGAGGAAATCAGTGCTTTGTACTTTGATGGAAAAGACCACTGGATAACGGCACAGGAAGCCTTGTCTATGGGACTTATTGACGGGATAACCGGGGATAAGGAGGATGTACCGGAAAACGGTACAGCCGATGATATCTATAACTATTTTAACAATAAACTTATGAGTTCAAAAAGTAATTCCTTTGACTTAAAGGCTGATGTACAAACGGCCTACGACAAAGGCTTTATCAGCCAGTCGGACTACGACTACCTGAATAGCCTGAACAGTGAGAATGAAGGCAGTATCAAACAGTATCTGAATAAGAAACAAACGGAGTTCAGAAACAAAAAAGGTACTGAGTACGAAACGTTTGTGCAAGAAAACGGGAATGTATTCCGGCGGTTATCGCCTGATTTCGTGAACGGTGCTTTGAAAGAATTGGCTTTAAACGATTTGGACGCATTCAAGACGTTTGCCAATAACACGGCACCTAAGAGAATGATAAAGGATGTCATAGAACAAGGCTTATCCGGCAATGAAAGAAAACCCCGTGGAGAATGGACACTTACCGATTATCGGAAGTTTTCGCCTAAAGAGTTGGAACGGAATCCGGCATTGTATAACAGATTGTTAGAGCAGGAGAAACTGCGTAAGTAATAACCCTTTAATTAAATTTAGATTATGGCAAATTTGCAAAAAGAGATTTGGGTAAATCAAATCAAAGAGAATTTTTATCCTGATAGTTCCTTCCTGAATTATGCGAAGGACTTTTCGGGACTTGTAGAAAACCATGCCATCAATATGGCAGAGGCGGGCGTTGACCCTAAGGTATTGATAAACAATACTACCTACCCGATTAAGATTGTACAGCGTGTTGACAAGCCCATCCGGGTAGAACTGGACTTGTTCGAGACAGAGAACACGCTTGTCCGCCGCCCGGAAGTAATACAGTATAGCTATGATCAGCTGGAATCTGTATTGATGGGACACCGCAATATTTTGAGAGCCAGAACAGCGGAAAAAGCGGCTCATGCCTTCGCACCGTCAGAAGACAGTGAGTTTACTCCGGTTATCCAGACAACCGGAGAGGATATAGGTGCCAGAAAGCGACTTACAATTGAAGATATTTTGCTGTTGAAAGAACGCTTTGATGATGTCTGTATTCCGCTGGAGAACCGCTATTTAGTTCTTAACCCGAAGCATGTTTCAGACCTTATCTTATTTGATACCAAGGCATTCAAAGACATTACGGACATAGTCAACGGCCAACCGAAACGAATTGCCGGATTTAGCGTATTACAGACCTCTATCACACCTAAGTATAACAGTACAGATGCAACCAAGAAGCCATTTTCTGTAGCTAACACTTGA